ATGTTATCCATTCTCTAGCTACTGATCCTCTTCTAACTCTCGCTTCTTTACCCATGTTATAAACTTCTTCTAAAGCTTTTGCAACGTCTTCTGGTGTTCATCTATCATCGAAGATTTAAGGATTTGGAACTGAGCCTACCAGTGAAATGTTTGAAGGAAATACAGGGATTGCCCACTCTCCACACTCCTTATATGTTCCTCTATGATTAGAAGGGAAGTCTGAAGTGAAGTCAATCCACTTACCATTCTCATCTGTAAATCTCATTTGATCTTGCATACCTCCTGTTACGTTGGCTATGATCATTTTACCTGCCATCATAGTCTCAGTTAGAGATAATCCCCATCCTTCATTTGAAGTGATAAGCAATCCAACGTCTGCTATATTATAAAGTAAATTCATTTGAGGAGTATCTAATCTCTCTTGTGAGAAGAATACATTTACATAACTATCATCACAAATTGCTTCTCTTACTGCATAAAGATCTGTACCATTTTCATCTACAGCTTGTGTATGCATTACTAGAGCACATTTCTTAGCTTTCTCTTCTCCGATCATATCACAGAACATTCTATAGGATAGAATTACATCTCCTGGAGATTTTCTTCTAATGTTTCTAGAGTTAAAGAATGCTACGAATTCAATATCTTTTCCTTGAAATAAATTTTTCTTAAATTGGCCTAGAGCTTCTAATTCGTCTACCGAAGTCATAGGAAAGAAATGCTTATCGTTTATTCCATGAGGAACGTACTTAATAATTTTATCTTTAGCTTGCTCTCCTAAAACTATTTCATTAATATTTTTAGTCTGTTTTGAGATTGCCATCAACAAATCACATGATTCGTAATAGGGTTTGTTGTACAGAGGTGCTGGATAATCATCCCAGATGTTTAAATACATTAAAGGAATTTCATTTCTAATCTCTCTTTCAATTTCAAATAACCAAGTCCAATATCTTGGATCAGTAAAGATGAAAATAGCATCTGGTTTTTCTGAAGCAATCAAGCCTCTGATTTGCATTGCATCTCCGTATCCGTTGTTAGGTAGAACCCTCACCCAAGCATCTTCGATACCGGCGAACTTGTTTACCTCTGCTGAGATGTCAAATCCTTTACCTGCTTCTGGATGATTGATAGCTGCACCTACATTAAGCCAATTAAAGTGGTGTGATGTTCCTACAACAATCTCCCTTGCCATAGTTGCGATACCGGAATGCATCCTAATATCATCGCATAACAGAAGAATCTTTTTACGATCCTCTTTCTTAACATAACGAAATTTTTCTTTCATGTAACTATTTTAATTTAATATTTGTTTGTGTGTGTAACTTTTGCTTGAAGTTATCTTCTGTAAGATAAAGAAAAATTGCTCTGTCTACAAGCTTTTGTAAAGAAAATTTATGCCTTACGCATTGCTCTTTGAATTCCTGTAGAAGATCTTCTTCTACTTTAACTGATGTTAGTTTTTTAGTGTTCATTGTTTATATAATTATATTTATATATAAATATACCCTTATCCTAAAACACCTGCATGACAGTGCTCTGTACCTTTAAATTCGCAGAACATACAGTTTGATCTTGAAGGAGTCTTATCATACTCTTTATCAATATACTGTCCATGACTATCAAAGGCATCGTTAATAAATTTTGTAAGAGCAGTTGTTGCTTGACCTCTTTTGATCTTTCCTGAAGGAGGTACAAACTCTTGAACTCTTCTTCCCATTACTGCAAATTCTGGATTGGCAGGAACTTTTCTTTTAACGATAAAGTATTTTACATCTACCTTATCAACATCTATATCGAATTGTCTTGCTAGGAATTCTTTATAAAGGAGTAATTGTGCTAGCTTTTTATCATCTTTCTTTGCCCAGTCATTCCATCCTGAGGTTGATGTTTTGATATCTAGAATGATATATTTGTCATCTTGGTCGTCATACAAAACAATATCGATATATCCTTTAAAGAATACATTCTCGGCTATTTTATGTATAAGAGGAATTTCTACTCCAACAAGCTTGTAGTACTTGGTACCGAAGTAAACAGAGCGTTTCTTACGAACGTACTCTAGAATTTCAATACCATCATTATGAAACTCAGATAACTCTTGAGAGGTAGAGAAATGTTTCCCATACTTTTCTTTCTCTTGAGCATAGATTGTTTGCATCTTTTCCAATAGGAGAGTATTCAAATCCATTTCATTTGACTTCTTCACTGTCCCTTCATAGAGTTCTGTTAACCATTCCTGCATCACTTCGTGTACTGCTGTACCAAAGACTGTATGAATGGAAGGCTTATACTCTTGCAATCCTTTAACATATTTTAATGCCCATTGATGTGGACAGGTATTGTATGCTAAGGTCTGACTATACGATATGGATTTGCTGATATTATAATCGATAACTGGATTACAGAAGTCTCTTATCAGGCTTACTTGTTTAAGAGTTTTCTTTGCCATCCTTTAAGGTTTTAATTTCTCTTTTTAAATACCATAATGCTTTCTCAAGCTCCTGGATTGTGTCGTCTTTCTTTCCTGCTCTTGAAATATACTTAATGGTATTACCTAAACAGAAACCTAAGTTCCAGGCTTCAATAACTTTTATGGCTTCGTAGGGATTATCTTTTCCTCCGTAATGGTTTGGGTGGTTTACTAATTCTTTCTTTTGACTTGGTTCGTCAATAGTAAACATGGCTTCTCTGTCGTTCATAATAACATTTTTATATAACTATAATATAAGAAAAAAGGCCTGTAAAAACAAGCCTTAGTTAATTTATTTTATAAAGAATACTGCTGTGGTTAGGCTCACAAAAGAGAGTACCTTATACCAGAATGTTTTATTTCTTTGACTCTTTAATTCTTTCTTTAAGTCATCAGTCATTCCTTTATACTCTCCAATTTGAACATCTTTTTGCTGAATGATAAATTGATTGTTTTTATCTTTAACAGTTAAAAGACTTATGATAGTATCTTTCTGTACTTCTCTTTGTTCTAATTTAATTACTTTGTCTTTAGTAAGTTTTAATTCTTCCTTACATCCATCATAGCGAACTAAATCTTTTGCTGCTAGTCTTACTACTTTAGTTGGTAGAGTTATCTTGGTTGTATCTGTTTGTGAAAAAGAATTCAAGCTCAGCGTTAGAAAACTTATCAACAGTATTAATTTTTTCATCTGTTTGTTTTTTTACAATTGTTATGGTATTATCTATGTGATGTATTTCTTTTGTAATAGAAACTACATTTTCTTTTACTGAATCGATTTTAACATCGATTTGTTTATTAATTACTTGTGCTGAATCTATTTTGGTCTGAACTGAATCTATTCTTCTTTCATAACCTTTTACGTCAGTTCTAATACTGTTTGTAGTAAAAATGTTATAACCTAATAGTGCAATAACAATTAATATAAGAATGTTTTGTTTATTCTGCAACATCTCTATCTCCTTTGTGTTTATCTAACTTATCCAATATCTGAGTAAGTAATTCGTTTTTTAATACACCTACCATTGAGGCATTTTTTAAAATAGAAATTAACTGGAACACTAGGAAGGGAGCCATAATAGTCTCACTTAACCAACCTGTTCCAGTAAATCCTTTTTCTATTGTTAATATAGCTGAAAGCATTACTGTCCAAAATATAAATGTTTTTAGGACGCTTAATGCTTTATAAGTTCTGAATCCTTCTCTTTTAACTCCAGCCCACACACCGAAGAACCCATCAGCAAATATTACAAATGCTACTGAAAGGTATTGTTCGATGTTATCTGCTGTAAGATTCATAAAGTATGAACCTATAAATGCGCATGCTGTTGTCAATGATAATGTAATTAAAAGTGAAGTTTTCATCTTATATTTTTAACTATTTAACGTATTCGTAATACTTTTTAGTTTTTTCTGAACGGTCCGCCAAACCATGAGTACCACCGTTAATTCTTTTTGTTAATGCTAATATTGCTGCATCGTTGATTCCTTGATCACAAATTGACCACAATTTATTTTTGTCAAAGAAGAACATTGCTGATTCAAAAGAATA